ATTATCAAAATAGAATATGCATTATAACTGCATAATAATCAATAATTATAAAATTTAGTGGTAAACTCAGTGGTAAGTTAATAACTAAATTTTTTTTGACATTCTCGCTACGATTGATCGAACAGCTCCTACACTTATACGAAAGTCTTCAGATAATATTACATACCTATCCATCTTCGGAGTAGTCATACTCTTATAACTTTCATATAGCTCTATATCACGAAATACAGTACAAGGAATATTATACCCTTTCTTGTATACCTCCCTCATTCCTGCTTCTATCTCTTTAAGTTGATCATATACTATCATTCCCACTTATTTAATTCACATTTCTTATCATCTTGTCTTAGAAGTGTCGATAATGGACACCCACATATATCACACTTCATACCCTCTACATCTTGCAAGGTATAGTCGGGCATGAATTGTTGGTAAGTACCCTTCACTGCATGAGGACACTGAGCGCATATCTGCGCCCGTTCCTTCGCTTTTTTTTCTATTTCTGGGTCAGGAAATAGGTAATTATCCCACCCTTTAAGTATCGCTTTTAATTTTATCATAGCTGTTGAACTGGCAAGAAGTTAGTATTATTACCCGCTACAACCACACTCTTTACCATACCCTCGGAAGTTCCTGCTGTAGCTCCTTCGTATGCCCCTTGTGTGGCTCCTGCTCTCGCTCCCTGGTAGGCACCTTCTTGAGTACCCTCCAATGATCCTTGTTGAGTGCCTTGTAAAGCCCCTTCTCTTACCGCTTCTGTCAGCTCTGTAAAGTCTATATTAGCATTTACTTTAGCTTGCCTTACTATATCCCCTTGTGCGAAATAGAAGGGTTTATTAACCCCTCTCCTTGTAGAGTTGTTAATAAGTTCGAGAATTGGGAAATATCGTGCAGTTGCTCTCTTGTTTACTACAAATTCACCTCCCTCCATCTCATAGCCGCCAACGCCTGCTACAGAGAAAGGCACTCCACCCTCTGCATGACTTCTACCACTAACAGGGCCACCTTCTGCATATTTAACCGTTGTACTCATTATCTTATTTACATTCAGAAATCCCATCGCTCCTGTTATCCCTGCCATAATTGCATTATATGGAGGAGGGTATGCTGATAGTGCCTTGGTAATCCCTAAGTATGTATTAATGGTAGCTTCAGCAACCGCAGCTGCCTTGCCTACTGCTGTATGTTCACCAAATAGCTGCTTAGCTTGCCCAAAGGTAGTACTTGCCAATTGCATTTTACTTTGTTCTACTTTCTTGCGTTGTTCCAATATTTCAAGGTCATGTTTACGCTCAGTTTGCGCCCTCATTATTTGGTATTGGTCTTCTGTTATCTTCTTGTCAGCGAGGAGCTGCTCTATACCTTGCATTTCCTGATCGTGTCGCTGGCTCATCTGCTCAGCTTCTATATCCCATTGGTACGCCCCTTCCTCTTGCATTTTAAGGAGCTTATCTTGAAAGTCTAACTCCCTTTGCGCCTTCTCATCTTCTCGTTGTTGTACCTTGAGTTGCTTGTCTAATTCAATACCTTGGTTATCATATTCCTGCTTGAGTTGTAACAGGGCCATCTCATGCGCTTGTTGTTGCTCATAATCCCACTGGTTCGCTTCCTCCTTGAGTTGTTTCTCCTTCTCCAATGCATCCACCTTCATCTGATAGATAGCTGCTTGCCGTTCTTGTTCTTGTGTTACTATCTCCGCAGTTAGTCTCACTTCCTTACTTATCTTAGATTGGTTCATTTGCTCATACAATTCGAGTTCCTTTTGTACGGCATTAATGGATAATTCAACCTTCGTATTAGCAAAGTCCTTCTCTAACTTCCTTTTCTGTTCCTCGTATTCTTGACGGCTTACAATTCCTTTCTTTCGCTCTTCTTCAAGCACCGCTAATCTATCATTTTTCCCCTTTTCCTCTATCTGTAAGCGCTCTTCTAAAGATTGCGCTACTGCTGAATTACTTTCTACATATACATCTATTGCTTTTTTCTCCGCGGATAATCGCTCCTTGAGCTGTTCCATGTATCGCTTATTTGCTTCCTCTCGCTGTTTCTTCTGCTCGTCCAGCATTGCCTTATGTATCGTATTCACCTTATTATTTTGTGTTGTTTCAGCTTCTAACATGGCCGCTGTCTTTTCAGCTAATTCCGCTTTCTTACGCGCCAACTCCGCCCTATCTGCATCGCTTGTATCATTACTTGCAAACTTGAGGTTTAACAGCTCTTGTTCTAATCCGTTTCGTTCCCTTGCCAATGCGTTGATACTCCTCTGTATCTCTATACTCTTCCTTGCAGCTTCCTCTCTTTCTTTAAAAGTCTTAGTAGTGTCCTCGGCTATCTTATTTTGCGCCTTAAATTGTTCCTTAAGCACCGCTGTTTGCTCGATAAAGTCAGCTTCTGATGCTGATAGTTTTTGATTTATCTCCTCTATCCTTGCTCCTCGCTCCAGTGCTTCATTGATGGTATCTTTCATCTCTTTACCGATCTGCTTCATTGACTCTATAGACTTCTTAACCTCTCCGGTCAAGTCTTTAACACCTGTTACTGTCTGTAGCGTGCCTTCACCTACCTGCTTGAGCCCTTCCTTTATATCTCCTGTAAGGATACTGCCTAATCCCTTGAATACATTCACCACCCCATTGATACGATTCATTACTTGCCCTTCGATGAACTTTAATAAGTCATCTAATATCTTCTTAGGATGGGTGAACGCTTCAACCAATGCCTTACCTACATTCTGCACTACTCCCCATAAAGTTTGAAATACCACCTTCAGTGGAGTTATTACCCTTGCAACCTTATCTATCCCCTCTTGTGTGCTTGTGAGATACGCCACTAAACTACCAAGAAGAACAATGATAGCACCTAAACCTGTACTTACAAGCACTCCTCTGAATATCTTCATTGCTAAAGAACTCTTTGCAGTGGCTGCTGCTGTGGCATTCATGGCTGTTGCTGATGCCTTATTGTAATTAATGTAATTCATGATGATAGTCGCAAGCCCTGACATTTTGGATTTCATGGATTCGAGGTTTGCAATAATACCATTTAGGGATACCCCAAAGGAATTGTTATCCCCCAATGCGTCCAATATGGCTTGTTTGTAGTTACCTACTTCTACTTGCGTATTTCCTATACTTTTCTGTAGCTCCTTATATGCCTTATCTTGTTCTTGTATAGTAGCTAATAAGGCTTTACCTTCGGCACTTTCTCTCTGCTCAGCTGACATTTCCGAATAAGCCTTCTTATTCTGAGATAATGCTGCGGATAACTCCCTAATTGACCCAGTTAAGAGTGTGTTAGATTGCATGGCTGCACCATTTGCGGCTACATTTGCCTGCATAATACTTTCATACGTACGCAAGTCCTTTTGAGTTTCCTTTTGTACAGCTGTAAGTTGTGATAGTTGTTGAGTATATTCCTCCACGGATATATTACCCTCTGCGAAATTCTTCTTGAGGGCCTTCATCTCTTCGGCTATCTCCATGAGTTTCTTTCGTGTCTCTCCGGCCTTCTTAGTGATCTCGTCTACATCTATATCTAATTGTGCGATTGTTGTTGCCATCTTATATTATTCTATTGGTTCTATCTTAATTAATTCTACTACTGCCAATCCATGTGCCTTGAAGGTGATTTTGTTAGGTAAAAATATCCCTCCAAGTTGCATAATGTATATGCGCTTGAAAAAGTTGAATTGATGAATATCAAGCGCGGTTAGGTTCATCTCGCATGTATATACTCGCATGTGATTGAGTACATTATTAAAGTTACCGTAATAGCTTTTAATTAAACTATCCCATCTCATTCCGTTGAAAGTTGATAAGCATGGGTGAAATGAGAAGGATTCCGAATTAAAGTCTCCTCCACTTATAATTCCTTCGGCTGTCGATACTACATCGTCATAACCCGACCAATACACATTAAATATGTGAAATCTATTATCTTTCGACTTGTACTCAACTTCTATTTTTTTTTGTCCCCCTTCATTCTTTTCCTTTATCTCTTTTTCCCAGAAAAAGAATTCATCTAATGGCGGGTATGTGTTGTAATTTGTCCTTTTATCTGAATCTATTCCCGCAAAGAATTTACCCTCTCTTTCCTTTTTGAATGCCAGTAGATCATCATTTATCACCATCACCCCATCTGCTCCGAATTGCTTATTTTCTTGCTCGTCATACTTCTTGTATAGGAAATGATTACGCCTTGCATAGGATGCTGTTGGCACATGAAATTCTAAGTTTGTGACCCTTACAAACTGGTCTGTCCAATCTATTAGAGGAGCTTCATTAAGCCTTTCATCTACAGTAAAGAAGTGTTGCACAGGGTCGTCTATATCTAATTTCATAGGAGTAAGCCCAAACATAATCATCAACTCTTTGAACAGGTCTAACATCGAGAGGTCGGATACCATCTTATTAACATTCTGCATAGAGGTTTGTTCGATTTTAAATCGTATCTCAGGAGTTCCAATATATGTATTTGTAAGGCGACCTCCTGCTAACAATAGCCTTACAAATACTCTATCATTAGCCGAAAGTAAGTCAGGTATTTTTATAGAGAATACCCATCCGTTAGTATTAGTATTTCTAAACTCTTCTATATATATTCCTCCTGTGCTTCCTTTACATACAGGTGTCACATCATCATTCTTATATATTTCTATGTCTGGTCTTAAAGTGGAATTACCTTGTATCCTACCTGAAATCACAAAATCCCAAGATCCAGTACTATCTGATGGCATTTGCAAGAAGGGCGTTTTATTTTCCACTTTGTTAAAATAAGAGGGGTGACGAGGGTTGTTAATTGTTAGATAGACTTCTACTGCTTCTAATCCATCTGCTTTTTTAGAGGAGCCTCCTTCAATATTAGTCTGCTCGAACTGTACTAACACCCCTTTTGGTTCTCCTGTGTTAAGTACCTGAGAGGTAGTAATAAATAAGGTTTTGAACATTTTGGAATTGAAAAACGAACCTTCAAACCTTTGTCCTGACATTCTCGTAACCTCATTAAATACCCAAGGGATATATATGGATGGTGGCGCATAATAAAAGTTATATTTACCATCTATAAAAGTATCACCTCCGTATCCAGCTACAGGGTATATATACCCATTAGTATAATACCCCTCCATTTCAGATGCTTGCCAGTCTGCATATACTCTTGTTATATTAGCTATTACATCTTTATTTTTATTATGGTTCAATTTATTCCCTATTATATCGGATAACTTATACAAATTCAACCAATGATATACATCTTTCGTTTCCTCGTGAAAAGCGAATTTGTATGTATCATTATACACCCCCATAAGGTAGCCCTTAGCGTGTCGTACAATTGGCACTCCCTCCACAAGTACTTCTACTTCCTCGTAAGCTCTTTGAGGTCGTCCACTTACACTACCTACCATGCCTGCATAATCGAATATCTCATTATTGTTGGTACTCATAGGTAGGTACATAACATCTGAGCATGAGAATTGCCGTGTATCAAATGAAAAGAAATTAGCACATTGCATATTCCAAGTAAACTCATCATTGAGCAAGTCGGCTTCTTGCCCATCTATAATTAATCGTATCATCTTTTTGTTATTATTTGTTGTAATCTGTTCTCTACGTTCTGCCTAATAGTCTTATAATATAGGCTGTAAAATACTACATTGTAAGGTAATGCTTCTATTTGTTCGTATCTCAGGACATCACCTTGCGCCATTGTGTCGATAGTGGCAAGGTCGTTGAATGGCTGTAACTGCTCGGCTCCTGCTTGTTGTAGTTGTGCTTCGTATGGGCTTGGTTCTCCTTGGAAAGCCTTATACTCTTGTTCGAGGACTCGCTTCACTTCATTAGTTAGGTGTTTGATACATGCATAAAAGCGATACACATTCATTCTTGCTGGGTGCTTTATCTTATATACCTTCTTGAATGCTTCTGTAACTTGAGAGAGCTCCCCGCTGCTCATTAGGTCTATTATCTCTCGCACTTCTCCCCATGTGAGGTCTGTTATATGTTCTATGCCATGCTTTTTCTTCCACCTCCAAAAGCCCCGATAAAAGAAAGGCAAAGGCTTAACCACTTCTAATAATAGAGTAGTTTCCTTTTGCCTTTCAGTTGGCATGAGTAGATATTGTAGTAGTGTCATCTGAATATTGGTTTAAATGTCTTTTTCGGTTTTAAGTCAAAGTATTCTCGCATGAGTATCATGTCACGATAATCAGGGCTTCGTCCTATGTTCTGTTTTATCGTATCCTTGTTAATCACTGACAGCCTTTGCCCGTCCTTGTTGTCACTCTTTATCTGTTCCAACTCTTCTATAATACGCTCTTTTGTCTTCTCTGATAGCTCAGCGCTAATATATATGCCGTTATTATTGATACGCTCGGCTAACTTGTACATGCATTGTGTTTGCAAATTCTTGTAGCTGGTAGCTTGTCCATTCTCATCAAGAGGGGAGCTGTTGTTCTTAAACCCAACAATACCCGTGTTATCTACTACCCCTCCTCCTACACCATCCTCGTCAGCGATACAATTCCCCTTGGGTATGTTATACCTCATTCTAAGGGTGTGTATAAGCCCTTGTACCTCCGTCATTGCTGATATAGCCAATGTGTGTACCTCTATTAGCTCCCATCCTCTCCATACACCTATAACACACAAGTCAGAGCCGAAGCGTGCAATATCCGCAGATAGGAACATTTCCTTATCTATAGGTATTTGGTCATTCTCAAATATAGCCAGTATCTTATCATAATCACAAAGAGCTGTCGGATCATCATCATACTCCCATAGCCCATGCAATAATCGCTGTTTCTCTGCCCCTCGCAATGTACTTTCTAAGTTCTGAATATATTCTTTTGGCAACATCTTATTGTCATACGGAAGGGCCTGAATAAATGCCCTTCTCTTATCAAGTGTACCATCTTTGTAAGGCGTGTAAAATTCCTTATATAGAAAGTTCTTAGAAGGATTGGCGGTAATGAGTAATTTACCTTTCAAGTTATACTCTCTATTCTTCCATCTCCCAATTGATATTTTAAGATTCGAATAACTATCATAATCAAACTCCCCTCCTTCTTCTATCCATCCACGTGTAAATTGCATTGACCCCAATCGTTGATATTGTGGGTCGCTTGGTAAGTACCTACAATCTAATAACAACACTCTTGAGCCGTTGAACAGTTCGAAGTAGTTATCCTGTCCATTGTACTTATATGCTTCTTGCGGTATTCCCCAGCCGTTGAGTACTTCATGAATGCTTGGTATGGTAAATCGTCTCAAGTCATTCAATTGCTTACGGGCAATGAAATACTGTGTGTTTGGATACATAAAAGCATCGGCAAATATCAAAGAGCAACCAATAAAAGACTTTCCTCCTCCCTTGGCTCCTCCATATAGCACCTCGTCAATATCATCATTAGCCCACGCTTTGCCACATTCTTTTTGTTTGCTGTTTCCGTTACTATTAAACTCAAGCACTACATTACGCATAAGTAATTATTTAATTATTATTCCCGTCACTTGGAAAGGTTGTAAGTCTTTACCATCCTTACCCGTTACCTCTTGCTTACTTCTCAAGTTCCAATCATCAAACTTGCGCTCTATTATCCAAGCATACTTCTGCCATTTATCATCATCACTTTGGAGCTTCTTAAATAAATTCTTTTTTTGAATGGTGAGTGCTTTTTTATAAAGGCGCAAAAAATCAAAATATAAAGGGTCTTTTACCCCTCCAGCTTTCCAACTTTCAAATGTTCTATCTGCTACTTGTTGCTTTTCTTCAACCAAATCATTAGTTAGCATTCTTAGTTCATCATCTGTTAGAATAATGGCGTTAATATCTTCATTTACTACCTTCTTAAATGCTTCTATCCAAGTAAGGAGCTTTGATGGTCTTCCTCTTGTCTTTTTGGTTTCTGTACTTGATTTAGTTTTTTTCATAGAGTATATAATTTAACAATGATTATTGTATATAATTTTTTTCATCTCTTTTTCGATAATATCCTTAAACTCCTCAAAGGAATAGCATACAGCGTAAGTATGTCCGAGGGTTTCGGCAATTTTCTGAAAGTCTTTTTGTTTGTCTGTTTGTTTATTGCCCTTAACTTTCATCTCGATATAAAGGCTTTTACCTTGGGGGAGGAGTACTACCAAGTCTGCAACCCCTGCGAGTACTCCCTCAGCTTTGAGGCGTTGAGCTTCTCGAACGTTGCGACTGCCACCATTAGGGACGGCGTATATCACGAGGTTAGGATACTGGAGCCTAAACCATTTCACACAGGAGGTTTGTAGGGTGCTTTCTTGGTGTTTCATAGGGGTACATTACTTTTTATTGTCACTTTAAATTTTTTGCCCTTGTACTCTTTTTTGAATCGTCTTGTAATTCTTCTTAAAAAGACTAACCCAAAGGCTTCCTCTACTTGAATAACTATCTTACGAGTTACCATAGATAGGTTTTTAGGAGCAAGTTCAAAATCCTTAAGGTGTTGTATTTTTTTTAAGGCTTCATCTTTGGTTATCATTCCTAAGTCATAATTCATAATATGACCTATTACATACATAGCAAGTTGTCCATAACATCTGAATAATGGAACTGAGTTGTTATACTCTACATCAGCGCAAAAAGCATATACATCTTGCGGGTCAATGTTTAGTGTTTTTAGTAATCCTTCGTATGATTTCATCTCCTCGGTTAGGTTAATACACTTATCTGCTTGCTCGTTCTTATCACAGATAAAATCTTGAGGGGAGGTATGTCCTCCGAATATATCATTTATCATATTGGATACATTCTCCGCTGTGTGATAGTCATTCTTTGACTTCATTAAGGATTGATGTAGGCATCGCTGACTATATAAGTGAGCGTACTTAATAAGGAGAAATGCTTTCATTATACGAAGACTCCTTTTTAACTGTCTACTGTTCTTGTTCTTTATCTTAGGGGTTATTACATTTGTTGTCATTAGGCGGCTTTGTAGTTAATTTATTAAGGCTTTAGGTGTGTATTTTCTTCCATATAACTTTCGGAGGTAGGTTATTAGTTCGTCAAATGACTTTATGAAATCATCTCCTATAAGGTCAGCCACTTTTTGTTGTAGTTGGAAAAGTTCTACTTGCTTGTTTTCTTCTCCTACTTCATTACGCATAGCGTGCTTGTGATCTCCAAAAACTATAAAATTCAACCCTTGTGCTATCTTTTTCATAGCCATAGGCATAAGCTGTTTAGGAACAATAGTCGCTACATGTGAAGCTAATATTTTATAGCTATCTCCTGCAAGGTTTCGGTACTTAATCATTTCATCAGATACAAATCTTAATACATCATATTTGAAATAAGGATTAAGCCACATAGCAAAGTCAATAAACAACATAGGGTGCATCCAAGTACCTCCTTTATTTCCTCTGTTTGCTGTATATACAGAATTTTTATTACTAAGATTCTCCTTTGATAGTATGACGCCTATATATTCTTGTGTAGATTTATTTGAGAAAAACTCTTTAATATCCTTCTCTTTCAAATGGGGGGAATTCCCCCTATTTAAATTTTCATTGATTTGGTTAAAATTTATATCATTTAAATTTACATTCCTTACGAACTCATTCCATTGTTTTAGTAAGGTGGTAGCATTGAAAAATCCATCCTTAGTACGCTGGATAACATCAAAGTTACCCATTTTACGAATCATGTTTTGGTTTGTCTTCATAACCTGAAATATAATATTAGATTGTTAAATCCTTACAAAG